CGTTCAGCCTGCAGGTCGACACCATCGGCGATATCGGGGGCGAGTTTCGACGCGTGCGGCTCAAGTCCGACAAAAAGATTCTGTCGTTTTTGACCGACCTAGCGAAGCAACGCAAAGTGCTCATCGGCTCGACCCCCGAGGGCCGGCTATTGCTCCGCGCGCCCCCCGAGGTGTCGGCCCCCGTGGCTGTTTTGCGCGAAGGCACGCCGCCGTTTTTAAAGATTCAACTACGCACCGAGCCCCAAAAGCATTTCTCGCACCTAACCGTGCTCCGCAAGAAAGCGCGACGCGTAACGCCGAAAAGTTACACGGTGGTAAATGAGGCGCTCGCCGGAGTGATGCGCCCGATGATTACCAAGAGCCAAGACACCAACAGCTCGAGCGAGTTGCCGACCGCGGCCGAGGCGTTGGCCGGTCGTACGTTGGCAGGCGCGGCGACTTGGATGCTCAAAGTCAACGGGTGGCGTGACCAAGCCGGAGACATCTGGGAACCGGGCACCACGGTCAACATCGCCGACGCTCCGAGCGGTTTTATCTTTGGCTCGACCGACCTCATCATCCGGGCTTGCCGCTACAGCCGGAGCGACACCAAAACCACCACCGACCTCGAGTTAGTGCTTCCGGGGGCGTTTACTGGCGTATTGCCGGAGGTGTACCCGTGGCAGGTGTGACCGTGCTAAGCTCCCGCCATGGCCGGCGACTTGGGCACAGTGGACAGCTACGCCGCGGGCGACGTGCCCACGGCATATGTCTCACTGACCGAAGCGGATGCGGGGGAGGCGGACGTGTATCAACCGAGCGGCGTCGACTCGCCCCCGCTGCCCGGCGAGACTTGCGCGTGCATGCCTATCACCGACGGCACCGGGGAGTTTGCCATTGTCGGTTTTTCCAGCGCCGAGGGCAAGGCGGCGCCGGGCGAAACGCGAGTATTTTCGCGGGACACTGCGGGCACGGTCAAAGCGGAGGCGTGGCTACGCAACGACGGGAGCGTTACGCTCGAGGCGGGCGTCGACCTCCCCACGCGGCCGAGCCTAACGCTTATGCCCGACGGCACGCTAACCGGGGCCTACCTTGGTTGGTCCTTCGAATTCTCCCCCACTGGCGAGCTCAGCGTCACCGCGCTCGCTGGCATCAACCTCAACGGGGTGAGCATCGACTTGCTTGGCAATCTGAGCGCGACAACCGTGGCGTCGTTGCTCAACGACCTCGACACGCACATCCACTATCAAACGGTGCCCCCCGGGCCGCCGCCTATTCCTACCACCCCGCCTGTACCCGTCCCGTGACCTATGGCCGACACCATCGCATTTGGCAACATCCTCACCGATGACGCGGCGACGTGGCTATCCAGCCCCGTCACGCAACAAGACAAGGTCGACAACCCCATCACGGTGCCGGCCCCTACCGCGGCCGATGCGGCCGAGCGGGCGACGGCCAAAGTCGCCAACACGATTTTCAAAGCGCTCGAGGACCTAAACGCCTTTTTCCAAGGCGACACCGCGGCCGGCACCGCCGGCGCGTTGCTAAGGCTCCTCGACGGCTTGCGTATCGCCGATGCGGCCTCCGTGGTTGCCGGCAACGGTAGCCCCGAGGGGGTTGTCACGGCGCTCGTCGGCAGCGTCTATCTACGCCTCGACGGCGGCCCCGATACGGTGCTCTACATGAAAGAAGCCGGCACCGGTAACACCGGGTGGACGGCTTACGCGGCAGCCGGCGGGGGCGGCGGAGGCAACCCGGCGCGTAAAGATATCATCCCCGGGCAAAACATTGTCGGGACTGATACGGTGCTCGCCACCAACCTAAGTTTCGCCCCCGATAGCAATAGCCTCGCCCTTTTTCTCAATGGTGCGGAGCAAGTCGAGGGCCAACACTACAGTTTGAGCGGCGTGGCTATCACTTGGCTCGCGGGCTCCGGCACCGCCGTCGACCTAGACCCCCTAGACCAAATCACCGCGTACTATCGCGGCTAACACCGACCAAGAAACGAAACGAAAATGTCCGTACGACTCAAACAACTTGCACAAGACGGCGCCACCGACGGCCAACTCATCGCGTACAACGCATCGATGGGGAAGTGGGTCCCGTCCACCAACATCGACGGCCCAAACTTTATTCAAGACGTTATCCCCGGCGAAGTCGTGACCGGCACTGACACCACGCTCGCGGTCGGCCTCTCGCAAACCCCCGTCGCCGGGTCGGTAAAGCTCTTTCTCAATGGCGTCGCGCTAACCGAGGGCGCCGGCAACGACTACACCGTTAGCGGCACGGCTATCACTTGGCTCGCGTCGACCGGCACCGCCATCGACCTCGATGCAAGCGATTCGCTTTTGGCGAAATACTCCTACTAAGGAAGCTCCGCGGGATGGTTCGCACAAAACAACTTGCGCAAGACGGCGCGACGCTAGGCCAAACGCTCGTTTGGAACGGCGCCGCGTGGACCCCATCCCGCGGCCGCCTTATCTCCACACTGTCGCCGAGTTTTGGCGGCACACCGCCTAACTTTACTTACACGTTTAGCGCCGATGAGTTGGCGCGATTCTCCGATAGCTTTGCCCCCGGCAGCCTAACCGCGACGCTCCCCGCTATCTCGACGCTCGAGGCGGGCCAACGCGTGGCGCTCTATCTGCCCGACGGTAACCCGTTATCCTCCATCGTGTTCGCCGTCGACGCCGGCGACACCATTGCCGACCCGACCGCGGCCGACGAGGCAGCGACCGGGCCCGGCGTGGGCGTGACCATCCCTGCCGGAACCTACACAAGCGCAACCCTGTTGATTTTCGAGGGGGTGCCAACGACGCCTTTCGGGGTGTGGCGTTTTATCGGTGACCGCAAGGGCACAAGCGGGGGCGGTGCTTCGTCCTTCCCCGTCACGGGTGTCGGGCAAGCTAGCCCCGGGAACGATATCCCCGCGCCGTTCATTGATGAGCGGAGCGTTTCGCAGGCGAGCGCCGGCGGTAGCGCTTGGGTCGATGTCGGTGATGAGCTGTATGAGTACCTTGGCTTTCAGTCGACCGCGGACGTGGTTGTCGCCGAGTGCACCGGCGTTATCAAGTACACCAATACCGCGGCCCCGGCCCCGGCCAACACGACGTTGCAAGGCTTTACCCTAAAATCCGAGTGGAGCTTGTCTAGCGGCGGCGACGTCGAGACGGTGCTCACCGCCCCGGCCGGCTCGGGCTCCGCCAACATCCGCTTTCAAGTCGTGGTTAGCGGACCGTCCCGCAAGCTGCAGCTCCAAGTCAACGAGCTCGCCGACGCGTCGCTAACGGTTACATGCGACGCAACGGTGCACGTCAACCCCGTGGTCGGCGAGTCAAGTTAGGGTTAAAGAAGGGCGATACGACGCAACATCTTGACCTAGTAGGCTAGCGGCATGAGTGACGAAAAGAAACGCGGCGATGACGAAGCGGGCACCCACGAGGCGCTCATTAGCGGCTTGCTCGTCGCGCTAGAAAAGCGCGACGCCGCCAAGTCGGTCGATGTCGAAGCGGTTGCAAACGGTTTCGACAACGCCAAACGCATCGGCGGCGCGGTGGTATTTTTCGCCGCGCTCCTATCGGGGGCGGTGCTCACGTTCAACGAGCTGCAGGCCAAGCCCACCCAACAAGACGTGGTCAACCTCATTAAAAAAGAAACCGCCCCAATCGAGGCCAAGGCCAACGAGGTCGAGACCGTAAAGAGCATCGCCAGCGAGACCAAAGAAGACGTCAACCGCATTGAGCAGGTCCTCGAGTATCAAATCGAGCGCGACGCATGGCGCGACGACGTTGTCGACCATAAGCTAGCGCGCAAGCGCGGGCCCGCCCCGGGCAAGCCTGACTCACTCAAAGCCAAAGAACGCAAACTTTTGGGGATTTCCAAATGAAACACGCCAAGCATTTCGCAACCAAGACCCTCACGTCGCGCAAGTTTTGGGCGACGGTCGCCGCCGTCATCACTTTCGGGCTCGCCGGGGAGTGGCACGAGGCCGGCCTAGCCATCATGGCGTATGTGACCGTGCAAGGCGGCGTGGATGCCGTCGAGTCCCGCGCCCGTGCCCAAGTTTTGGAGGCCGACAACGATGCGTAAAGCTGCCCTGCTAGTGGGGGCCGTGCTTTTTCTTGGCTCGTGCGACAAAGGCCGCGCCGTGAAAATCACGAGTTGCGCTTTGACCGATGGCAAGTTGTCCGTTGCGTTTCGAAGCCCCACGAAGGCCAAGGCCTACCTCGGCACGCTTGCCGAGCGGCTCAAAGCTGGCGAAGGGGCCGCCGTGGACGAAGCCGCCGACATCATCGACCGCGTTAGCGCTTGCCTAGATTGAGCCCATGGCCGCCTTTGATGAGACGACGCCCGCGCTGTACTCGTTCCTCTATGGGGACGCGAAATGGGGCACGCTTGTCAATCCGCCGCCGGTGCCAAAAGAGGACCCGCCCCTCGAGACGGACGCGCGCCCGTTAGAGGGCGACCCGTTGTTCTTTCAAACGCAAGACGGCGGCGACGTCCAAATATGCCAAGGGCTATTTTTGCGCTCGGGGGGTTTGCGTAACGCCTTTTATTTGTCGTGGTTTGGCGCCAATGCGCTCGACGGGGGCTTGCCCGGCGACCGCCGCTCATGGTGGGGCAACGCGCTCGCCGACACCGAGGCGCAAGCGTACCGCGGCCAGACCCAAAAGTTTTTGAACGGGGAGGCGGCGACGTCCGCCAACCTGGTGCGCCTCGAGTCGGTTATGGCGGATGATGCGGCGTGGATGCTCGACGAGGGCGTCATTACCGAGCTTGTCACCGAGGCCACCATTATCGGACCGAAGCGGGTACAGTTGACCGCGCGCCCGACCGTGAACGGCCAAGAGGAGACTTTCACCTTTTTCGAAAACTGGCGAGCCAAGAGCTAGGAGCCCAACCATGCCTTTGCCGACCATCACCGCCAAAGCTGCCCGCGACGCTATCATCGCTTCGATTGAGTCTCAAACGGCTCAAACGGTGCCGCTACTCTCGAAAGCCTTTTCGCGTGTCGTCGCTACGAGCCTCGGGGGGCTTATCGCCCTGTTGGGCAAGTATAACCAATACACGTTTTTAAACATGTTCGTCGCTACGGCGAAGAACGAGCCGACGACGGTTAACGGCATCACCGTCATTCCCCTGCAGGCTTGGGGCGTGCTCGTGGGTGCCGGCTTACCGGACCCGGCGACAGCGGCCGAGCACACGGTTGATTTTGCGGTTAACAACATCACCGGCGCGACCATCGACGCCGGGACCCAATTCGTGGGGGCCGACAACGGGGTCACCTACTTGAGCACCGCGGCAGTGCTCATCAACGCGGCGACGATTTCTATCCCCATGAAAGCGGCCGGCGACCAATCCAACAACGCCGGCGTCGGCTCGATTGGTAACTTGGAGGTCGGCGCGGCGGTGTCCTTTGTCACCGCACCGACGGGGGTCGAGCAGGATGGCGCCGTGGCGTCTATCCAAGTGACGGGGGCTGACGCGGAGTCAACCGAGGCCTACCGGCAGCGCATCTTGGACCGGTTCCAAAAGCGGCCCCAAGGCGGGGCGCTCGTCGATTATGAGGTGTGGGGGGAAGAGGCCGAGGGCATCATCAATGTTTATCCTTACGCCGCGGATTGTCCGGGCATCGTCGACGTGTATGCCGAGGCAACGGTCGCATCGAGCGGCAGCGCGGACGGCATCCCGACGCAAGCTCAGCTCGACGACGTGCTAGCCAACATCAACCTCGACGACAACGGCCGGGCGACCCGCCGGCAGGTCAACGCCTATGTCGACGTGTACCCGATTACTCGCAAGGCGTTTCGCGTCGAGGTAGTTGGGCTCGAGGTAGCCGATGACGCAAACGTCAAAGCGCAAATCGAGGTCGGGCTTGCGCAATACTTCCGAAACAAAGAACCGTTTATCGGGGGCGTGTCCGTCATCCGGCGCGACCGCATTCACGCGGGCGAAGTGTCTGGCGTCGTCGCTCAGATTGTGACCGCGGCCGGGGGCACCTATCAAACCGTCATCACGACGACTCAACCACTAGTCTCGGCGACGTTCACGGGGCGCACCGTAGCCAACGACGACGATGCGGTTGAGCTCGGGGGCGCCGTCACCGTGGTCGCTCCGACGATGCTGCTAGGCGGCGCGACGCGGTACACCGGGATGCGCATCCCCGGGGTGAGCATCCCGCCCGGGTCGACCATCACAAGCGCGTCGCTTACTTTGACCGCGTCGTCGCTAAATAACACCTACTCTGATTTTGAGATTCGAGGCGAAGCGGTCGACAACGCGGCAGCATACACGGCGGCAGCGAACGACATTTCGAGCCGCAATATGACCGTCGCGTCAACGCAATGGGTGCCCGATGGGTGGCCCGCGGCGACGACACATGAGTCAGCCGACATGGCGGCAGTGGTGCAAGAGGTCATCGACGTCGCCGGGTGGGCGCAAAATAACCCGGTAAACCTAATCATCACCGGCACCGACGACAGCAACCGCGAGGTCGATGCGTTTGAATCGGGCCTAGCTGTCGCGCCGTTGCTCACCGTCAACTACGATTTTGAATCGGGCACCTTTGCCGCGTTCCAGGTCTACACGTTGGGCCGAGGCGAAAAAGCCAAGCTCGATGGGGCGGTTATTTTCTCGTGAGCATGTTCGACACGCTCCGGCACCTTTTGCCGCGCGGCCGCGCGTGGACGATGGTCGTCGACCGGATGGCGGTACGGTGGCTCAAAGCGCTCGCGCCTATCTTCCAATCCTTGCGCGACTACGTCGATCGTATGTGGCGGGACAACTTCCCCGCAGACACCCGCTATCTCGAGTCGTGGGAGCGGCAATGGGCCTTGGAGCCCGGCACGCTCACCGTTGCCGAGCGCCGCGCCCGGCTCGATGCCGTGTGGAAAGCCATTGGCGGGCAGTCGCCGGCCTACATCACGACGACGCTACAAAACGCCGGCTTCCCCGTGTTTACTCATGAGTGGTGGGTCGACACCCCTCACGGCGTACCTAGCCCGCGCGACCCTCGTGACTACATCTTGCCGGAGTTTGGGGGCACGGACGTCGACGGCTTCTTACTTGGTAATCAACTTTACCAGACCGGCCTCGAGGGCCCTTTCTCGATGGCGGGCACGGTCATCATGCACGCCGGCGACCCTAAGGCGCTCGCGGGGTATTTCGGGGCCTTTGTCACCGAGCTCATCGGCACTTTTTACTGTGGGCCGTTCCACACGCGCAGCGACGGGCTCAACTATTTCACGCACCCTTACTACATGTATATCGGGGGCGAGGTGTTCCCGAACACCGTGGATATCCCCGCGACGCGGCGGCAGGAGTTCGAACGGCTTGTTCTTTCCATTTGCCCGGGGCATCTTTGGAAAGTGCTCCGCGTGAGGTACGTCTAATGGCACTCGACATCAACACCAATTACCCGACCCAAACGCTACCCCCTGACGCCGAGTATCCCCGGGGGCGGGCTAAGAACGTATCGTCGCCAAACGCGGCCGACGGTACACCGTGGGTCAAAGAAACCATCGACGATTGGTTTGGCTTTTTCCAAGGCCTGCTTAGCCGGGCCGGCATCAACCCTAACGGGTTTCCAGATGTCGCCACGCCGGACACCGGCAACCCAAACTCACTGTCGCAGTATATCGAAGCGCTCGGCAACATTTGCGGGCGTGCCGAGGAGACAACTGCGGGGCTCCTCGCCATCGACCTCACCGGCGCCGAGTTCGTTGCGACCAATGGATACACGACGGCCGGCGACGGCGGCAACGCGGTGTGGTACGCGACCGGCAACAACGTGCCGGGCAGTGCGGGCACGACTGATTTTGACAACGCTCGACTTTATGACGTGCTCGGCAACGAGTTCGCCATTGTGGGGCGCATCCGCAACCCTCGACAGTTCGGGGCGGTCGGCGACGGCGTCGCGGATGACACGGCGGCGCTACAAGCTTGCGCGGCGTCGCTTTCCACCGGCGGCATCATCTACACCCCCGCCGGCACCTACCTCGCAAACGCGCAAGTGACCCTCGACGGCGGCACGGTGTTGCGCGGCGAAGGCCGGGGCGTGAGCATCTGGGATTTTACCGGCGCCCCCGAGCCAAGTTTTGCGGATGGCTTTTGCGTGTTTGCCGAGGGCGAAGCGCGCGCCATCCCGGGCCTAGGCCTCGACGTCAACGCCGGCGACGGCACCATCACCTTTTCAGCCTCGCACGGGCTCGGGGTCGATGACCTTTTTGTGATGCTCGACCCAACTAATGGGTCGCTCAACCCGGCGCAAACTTACTATCGCCAAGGCGAATTTGTGCGGGTCGGCGCGGTGCCTAGCGCCACTGAGGTCAACCCGGAGCGCTCGACGTTCGCGGCATACACAACGGGTTCGACCGACATCGCCCAAATTCAACCGGTGGCGATTGGCGTCGAGGACATGACTGTTAAGGGCCTCGGCACCTCGACGGCGGTCGGCGTCATCGGCGTGCGCTTTGGGCGCGATTGCTTCGTCCGTCGCGTGTCGCTCAGCGGGTCGCAGGCTGACGCGATGCTCGCTTTCGACCGCTGCTACGCGGTCGACGTCGACAGCGTCAACGGGCTCGACTTTCAAAACATCGCCGCCGGCCTTCGCCGCATCGTTGGGGTGTGGAACTCGCAGCGGGTCAACCTTGCTCGGCTCCGCGGGAGCTCCGCTCAGGCGTTTCTGGAGGTGGGGGGCAAGGATACGACTTGGGCCGTCCCGTCCCGCGACGTAGCGCTCAGCGACTCGCACATCGATGACAGCCGGCTCGGCGCGTTGTCGGTGCTTATCGGCGGCGGCGCCGAGTGGTGGGCTATCTCACAATGCACGCTCGGCGGGCTGACGATGGGGGGCGACTTGGGCCGCGTGTCCGACTCGACTATCTACGGCACCGGCCCCGGCGGGGGCATCGACACCGGCCGCGCCATCGGGCTCAACGAGGCCCACGGGCTCGATTTTGAGCTAGTCGGGTGTCGGGTCAACGCGACCCGGGCGCCGGGCGCCGGGGTTGCCCTCGTGCACCTCGACGACCCTAGCGCCTCGCTCAACCGTGAGGGCACGGTCATGCTTGCCGATTGTCGCTTTGACATGCGGGGATTTGGCGGCCAGCCCTTCGACGCGGTGACACGCTCGACCGACCCCGGCGCGGTGCCTCGCATCGAGCTCACCGGGTGCGTGTTTCGCGGCGGCTCGCAAGCGACTATCGCGGCAGCCGTCAACAACACCGCGTGGCGCTCGGCTCGGGTGCGCTCGTGTTCGTTCGAAGCCGTCGCGCTCGTTGTTCGCGGGGCCGAGGATGTCGCTATCGTTTCGAGCCAAAGCATTGACTCCCCCCTCGACGGGTTCAACATCGAGGGCACGACGCTCGCGCCGTATTCGATTCAACGGGTGATGGTGGCCGGGTGCAAAGTGTTCGGGCCCCAAAACGCGGGCATCAAAGTCGGCGACACTACGCTCACCGCGCTCGTTCGGGCGACCATCACCGGCAACGAGTCGCTAAACACCAACGAGGCCGGCGCCGCGGGTGCTGCCGGATTAGCGAACGCGAGTTTGCGAGCGGATACGTGTTTGACCCTAGTG